TGACGTGGCAGGAATACCAGTAGGAGCAACCATGCAAGAAGAGAAGGCCAAGCTCGAGGTCGTCGAAGACGACTCCCCCAAGAAGCCGCGCACCGACACCGACATCGTTGCAGGCCTGAAGAGCGACGACCCCGATGTGCGCAAGCTCGCACTCGAGGCGCTGTTCCCCCTCACGAAGGGAGCCGTGCTCGTCAACACACTGAAGGACGGGAACGCGATCACCGCCACCGACAACCTCGACGCGCCTCGCGTGTTCGGGGCCGTGCTCTACCTCGCGGTTCAGCTGGGCAGGTTCCTCGGCATGGACCTCAACTGGATCGCCGCCAACCCCAACGCGAAGGAGCCCGGCATCGAAGTGGTGTCGGGAGATGCGCTCCCGAAATGACCAACATCACCAAGGACACCAAGGTGACCGTCGGCGTGATCGTCGCCGTCGCCAGCGTGATCTTCCTTCCGGCCGTCGGCACCTACATGACGATGAGTTCCGCGCTGCACGACGTGAAGCTCGAGATCGCCACCGGGTTCTCGACGCTCACGTCGGAGGTGAAGCACAACACTGACCAGCTGGAGAAGATGTCGGTAAGGATCAACGGCTACGATGCTATGAGGGTTGAGCTCGGCGAGCTCCGCGCTCGAGTCAAGAGCCTGGAGAGCCGATGACGCAACACCCATGGAGAGGACATTTCGTTTGGCCGCGGTCGGCGCACTTCTGCTCGTCGCGGCTTTCGCGTCCAGCCTAGCGTTCTACCAGGGAGCGAGAGTGCAGGCCGCTGTAGACCAACTGATGAAGGAGCACAAGGAACAGATGGCGAAGATGACAACGACGTGGACCTCGGCGCTCGGAGAGCACGAGGTCGTTACGACCCGCTCGGACGGCGAAAGCGACGCCGAGCACACCGCCCGCCACAAGGCCGCTGTCGTGGCCGCACAGGCGGACTTCCCCAAGATCGACTGACATGCGCAAACTCTCTACCTACCTACTGTGCCTGCTGATCCTGCTCACGCCGGGCTGCGGCATGTTCACCACCGCGGCCGCGCAGGAGAAGCGCGAGCAGATCCACGCAGCCTTCGATGAGGGGCTCATCACCGAGGCCGAGCGCGACCGCCGGATCAAGGAGCTCGACGAATCGACCTCGGACTTCTGGGTGCAGCTGGGCGTGATCGGCATCAACGCCGTGCTCGCCGCCGTCGGTGGCCCGCTGATCGTGCGCCGAATGCGTGGGCCGCCGACGCAGAAGAACGGGCTGCCAGAGCAGATGCTCGAAGCGGCCGTGAAGGTCGCAGTCGAGAAGGCTCTGAAGCAGCCGACTACCTAGTTTTGTCCGGGGGTGGCGGCGCGGGTGTGCATGGCGCGACTCTTGCGCGGCCGCGTCGATTGGTCTCCTCGTGGTCGCGTTCCGCTGCCCCCGGCTTTTTCCGCAAAGCAAATGCGGAATCCTCTGCGCCTTGTCGAGCTCGGTGGTGCCCGCCACACTGCCCCTCGAACGCATGAGTGACTACGACCCGACAGACCTCGACGCGCAGCACGAGCAGGCCGACCTTCGGCGTGCAACGGGCGCTGCGCACTCCGAGGTCGAAGCTCGGGACTTCCGGTGGCTCATGTCAGGCGCGAAGGGCAGACGCATTGTCTATCGCGTGCTGAAGCAGTGCGGCGCGTTTCAAACGTCGTTCTCGCCGAACGCCATGGAGATGGCGCGCGTCGAGGGCGGCAAGCAGATCGCCTACTGGCTGATGCACGAGATCGACAGGCTGTGCCCGGAGCACTATCCGACCATGCTCGAGGAAAAACGAAATGACAGACCAGACGTTGCTAGCAGCCACCGAAGCGAATCAAACATCTGAGGGGCAGGCAGCGCAGTCCGCGGAGAGCTCGTCGCAAACCGCGGAACAGCAGCAGCAGTCCCAGCAGCAGGGCGACGCCAACGCGCAGAAGCCCGCCGACCAGAAGCCCGCCGAAGGCGAGCAGAAGGGTGGCGAGCAGAACGCAGAGGCGAAGGTCGAGGGAGCTCCCGAGACCTACGACTTCAAGTCGCCGGAAGGCGTCGAGGTCGACTCGTCGGTGATCGAGACCTGGAGTGAGGTCGCGCGAGAACTGAACCTACCGCAGGACAAGGCACAGACGGTGCTCGACAAGATGATGCCTCGTATCCACGAGCGCACGATCGAGAACCACAAGGCCGAGATCGGTCGTTGGGCAGAGACATCGCAGAAGCTCCCCGAGCTCACTGGCGGTGACGGCTTCGATGCCAACGTGAAGATCGCCAATGCAGCCATCGAGAAGTTCGGCTCGGAAGGGTTGCAGCAGCTGTTGACCGGGCCACTCGGCCTCGGGAACCACCCCGAGATCGTTGCCTTCGCACACCGCGTCGGCAAGGCCCTGCAGCCTGACGGATTCGTAGCAGGTGGTCATACCGAGGGCTCGACGCCCTCACCGAGCGATGACGCCGGCATGGCAAAGAAGCTCTACAAAGAACAGAGCTAGCAACAACCAAGGAGCCTACCAATGGCCAACCTCACTCTGATGGACTGGACGAAGCGCATCGACCCCGATGGCACGTCCCCGATTATCGCGAACCTGCTCTCGCAGACCAACGCGATCCTGCAGGACGCGACCTACGTCGCGGGCAACCTGCCCACCGGTCACCGTGTGACCATCTCCACCGGTCTGCCGACCGTCTACTACCGCGCTCTGAACGAGGGCATCCCGACCAGCAAGGCGACGACCGCCCAGGTGGACGAGAACTGCTCGATCCTCGAGGCGCGCTCCGAGGTCGACATCGACCTCGCGATGCTCAACGGGAACACGGCCGAGTTCCGTCTCGGCGAAGCTCGCATGTTCATCGAGGCGATGAACCAGAAGCAGGCGACCGAGATGTTCTACGGGAACCCGGCCACCAACCCGCGCGCGTATCTCGGCCTCGCGCCGCGCTACTCGAGCCTGTCGGCCGGCAACGCGCAGAACATCCTCGACGGTGGCGGCCAATCCGGCAACACCAACACGAGCGTGTGGCTCGTCTGCTGGTCGGACCAGACCGTGTTCTGCGTCTATCCGAAGGGCTCGACCGCGGGCCTGCTGCAGGAAGACCTCGGCCGTCAGACCAGCTACGACGCTGGCGGCAGCGGCAAGCGCATGGAGGTCTTCGCCGAGCGCTTCCAGTGGAAGACCGGGCTCGTCGTCAAGGACTGGCGCTACGCCGTTCGCATCGCGAACCTCGAGGTCGACACGGCCGCGAGTGGTGGCAACCAGATCGACAAGCTGACCGGCATCTACGCGCCGACCGCTGGCGTCGTGACGAACACCCTGCACCTGATGGCGCAGGCGATCGCGCGACTCCCCAACACCGCGATGGGCCGGTGCGTGTTCTACATGAACCGCACGGTCTTCACGGCGCTGATGCGCACGGCGCTCGAGCGCGGCGCCAACTCGGGTCTGATGATCCAAGACGCGGCCCGCGAGTTCGGCGTGCCTTCCAACATGCTCAGCTTCCTGGGCATCCCGATCCGCCAGTGCGACGCGCTGCTCAACACCGAGGCCCAGGTCGCCTAGCGCGACCTGACCGCTACACCCACACACAGAGGACAACTCAATGTTCACCGACCTCGACATCATCCTGGCCACCGCGGAAGCGGTGCCCCACGGTGGGGTGATTCCTGGCGGCCTCGGAGGCAACACGATCTCCGGCGTCGCAGGCACGCCCTACTACATCGACATGAGCCGCGCGGACAACCCGCTCGGCCAAGGCATCGACCAGCTGGCCGTCAGCAAGCTCGAGCTCAACGTGACGATCACGACTGCGTTCACGGTGGGGCCCGACAGCTACGCCGAGTTCCAGCTGGTCTCGCTGCCCATCAACCCGACGCTGCTCACCGCGGCCACGACCTCCGGTCGACTGACCCACCTCGCCGCTGCCGTCACCACGGCATCCGACGACTCGGTCACGATCGCTGGTCACGGTCTGCCGGTTGGCACGCCGGTCTACCTCTCGGCCCTGGCCACCACGACCGGCATCGCCGTCGACACGATCTACTACGTCGTGCCGATCAGCGCGTCGAAGTTCGGACTGGCGTCGACGCTGGCGCTCGCACTCGCGGGCACGGTGCTCACGCTGACGAACAACGGCACCTGCACGGTCGAGTTCTTCCCGATGGTGCATGTCACCACCGGGCAGGTCTGGTCCGAGTTCCTGAAGCTCGGTGCGCAGTTCGTCGGTCGCTCGATCCCCGGTGCCGTCAATGGCGCTGGCAACCTCCGCGCGACCTATGCCGGCGAGACCCTGCAGCCGGTCGGCGCGTCTGCCCAACCGAGCACCTCGCTCGGCGGCGGCGCGGGCACGGCCGTGGTCGCGGCACCGGGCAAGTTCCTGGTCCCGCGTGTGCTGCTCTCGGGCGGCACCAACATCGACACGACGGGGCGCTACAGCCTCGCGCTCTGCTGTGACGCCGGCCAAGGCCAGCGGCACTTCCCCGTCGGATCGGAGATCAAGTCGGGCGGCTAGCGCCACCTGACCTCCCCAACACGGCCGCCCTTCGGGGCGGCCTCACCTGGAGAACACTATGACGATCCAAGACAAAGCAATCGAGCTCTCGACCGATCAGCAAGTGCTGACGGGAACGCTCACCAGCCCATACGTTCCGGGCTCCGTCACCATCCCGGTCGGCACCCTCGAGAACCTCGTGATGGACATCGGCCTCGGCGCCGAACTCGTCATGGAGTTCGAGGTGACGACGGCATTCACTGGCTACGCGGCCGCGAATGCGATCCCGCATCTCGTGATGGGGGTCGCGGTGTCCGACTCCCCGATCCTCGCCACCAACATCTCGATCATCGCCACGGTCGGCTGGCCGCTCAGCGCGACGACCGTCGAGCTCGGCATGCAGCCGAGCGACTCGCTGGTGGTGCCCAACCTCTACGAGGGCGACCGCTACTACTGCAAGATCCCCGGCGGCGTGTATGGCTTGCCGTGGCTCGGAACCGGTGGCGTGCGCAACGACAAGGCGACGCCGCCCGGCGGGCTGATCCCTGGCAACCTCTACCTGGGTGCCATCTACTACCTGCCGATGAACGCGACGACGGCAGTCCAGTCGTCGAACCCCGCGCTGTGGACTGCCACCGACTTCTCGGCTGGCAAGATCAGCACGCGCATCCTCCCCAACCAGCCCGTTGCTGATGGGGTCCACCACTACGCCTCGAAGATGCAGGTGAAGTAGCCATGCCGAAAGCCAAGACCAAACCGGAACCGAGACTCGTCCGAGCCAAGGAGCGTCTGTTCGATGGACAGAAGCTCCGCGAGGAGGGCGAGGAGTTCCTGCACGATGGTCCGTTCCCTCTCGGGGTGAACGAACCGATGGAGCTCGCCGAAGAGCCTGCCCAGCCGAAGCGGAAGCGCCGCGGCCGCAAGCACGGAGAGCCCGCGCCGGAGTGGACGACCGAGGGAGCCGCGCACGACGCGGCCGACCCGGCTATCCGCGACGACGAGCTCGACGAAGACGACGAGTAACAACGAACCGGCTGCTGCTCGCCGCGGGTAGCAGCCGGGCCTGACAGGTCCGCGGCGTGTGAGGACTCAATGCTGAAGCACATAGCGGACCTCTCGGACGACAACGAGTATTTCATCGGGTGGTCGGGCCAGAGCACATCACGACCCTGGGGTTCGAAGGCCGAGACCTTCCAGCTGTTCTCCGAGTATGAGGCCAACCCGACCGGCCTCGATCTGACCAACGTCGTTGTTGTCACCGGCACCGGCACCGAGACGTTGGCGGTCGGCACGACGCTCACCGCCGACCAGTGGGTCGGGGCCTACCTAAGACTCGGCACGACCACAACGCCGCTCGTCGGCTACGCGCGCGTGGTGTCGAACCTCGGCGGCGTGGGCACGAGCTCGATCACGGTCGTGTGGGAGAAGGCTGGCGCTGCCGGCACTGTGTCCGGCATCCTGACCTACGAGGACTACCGCTGGGCCTCGAGGCCGCAGGTGCGCGTCCTGACTCCCTACCAGCCGACCGTGGACGACACGACATTGAAGCTCGTCCCCTACCCGGACACGACGGCGACTGTCGCGCTCGGCGGCCGCAGTGTCACTATGGGCCCAGGGTTCACGACGCCGGCTGCTGCGACGTTCGAGCGCTCGGCCGCACTTCTCGAGTGGACGTTCAACGAGGGCATCGACAGCTTCGGCATCAGTGAGGTTCACCTCGGTGGGGCCTGCACTGGCGCAGCCGCCACGACCTTTGACTTCACGACGGGCACGACGGTCGGGGTCTTCTACAACGGCTACCTGCGCGTCGACTGGACCGATAGCGGCAGCGTTCCTCGCGTGAGTTACTCGCGCATCGTCGACAACACGGCAAACCAGTTCACTGGGCTGTCATGGCAGGGTGACGGCACGCCCGACTTCGCAGGCGGAACGATCAGCCGGTGGACCGCGTGGTTGCCGCACTACAACAACAACCCCTACTGCTACGCGCCGGGCGAGGGCTACTCCTACCCGAACAACGATCCTCAACCGTGCGCGTTCTCGACGCAGGGCGCGGCGATCAGGAACCGCGCCCGAAACATCACTGGCGTGGCCTACCCCGACCAGTTCGGCGACATGCTGATCGTGGCGACACGCATGTCGATGGCGACCGGCAAGAGGATCAACGTCGTCCACTTGGGCATCAACGCGGCCGGGCTCACTCCGATCAACGTCCTCAACCCACAGGGCTTTGACGGCATCCTTGGGTGGTATGACCACCGCGACGCCGGCACCTGGGCACCGTCCGTCGCCGGGTCGATGTGGTCCCGCATGGACACCATGCTGCGCTACTGCGTCGCCAACGCCATGGAGGCCGATGGCAACACGAAGCCGGTCAAGTTCCTGGCGTGGTTCTACTCACAGGGCGAGACCGACGCGCTGAATAGGGGCAGCCGACTCCACTATGGCCGCGCACTCAACGGCCTGAAGACCGCAACCCGCAACCTGATCGACGAACTCGGCTACTCGCCATACACGAACGGCGCGCAGGTGCCGTGGATCCAGCCGCGGATCATGCACGTCGCCTACGAGCTCGAGGGCACCTACATCTACTACAGCACGGCTTTCACGTTTACCGGTGATGCCCAGGGGCTCGTGAACAACGCCATCGTTGAACTCGCCGCCAGCGACGAGTTCTCCGACTGGATCTACACCGAGGATCTACCGCGCAAGTCGTTCGAGCCGAGCCATCTCCATGGCGTCGGCGAGTGTGCTCGAGGAGCTCGCACCGCGAAGCGCATGGCCGAGCTCGTGGATCACGCGCTGGGCTTCGGCTCGTCTGCGCTGACGAACGCTGACTCCGACATCGTCAACCTCTACAACCGCGCGCTGGCTGCGATCGGGGAAGCGCCCGACATCCAATCGCTGAGCGACGGCAGCGAGCAGGTGCGCCTGTGCCAACTGTTCGGACCAGAGTGTCGCGACACCCTGCTGCAGATCCGACAGTGGTCGTTCGCAATGCGGCGCGTCGCGCTGACCGAGGTGAAGATGCCGCAGCAGACGCTCTACACGCAATACGGGCACTGCTACGTCGTGCCGCCCGAAGCGCTCAACGCGATCCATGTGCTGCCGCCCGATGCGATCGAGGAGCCTCCGACTGAGGCCGAACTCATCAGCTGGGCTACCGATGCCGGTTACCCGGCCGAGTTCGTTGCCGCGTGGAATACCGGTCTTGCGCGGAACTCGAGCCTCGAGCCCGGAACGGTCGACGCATCAACGCTCCCCCTGGTTGACGTTTCCTCGATCGAGCCGCAGAAGTCTCAGATCGAGCGCTCGCCCTTCGGCGGCCGCTACGTCTTCACCGACCAGGAGCAGGCCACCATGCAGTATGTCGAGCGCGTCGTCGATGCGAGCGAGTGGTCGGCTCCGTTCAGTGAGGCCTACGTGGCCTACCTCGCGTCGAAGCTCGCCGGCTCCATCATCAAGGGCAAGGAGGGCGAGCGAGTCGCGGCCGCCAACCTGCAGAAGGCTGCCAGCTACGTGAAGATGGCGAGCGCGAGCGAGGGCAACCAGCGCAAGCCGGCCAAGGGCCCGTTCGAGTTTGTCCCCGACCACCTCGCACATCGTGGCTCCGGCTATGACGGCAGCGGCGTCTCCGGCGAGTGGTATGGCCGATGAGTCGACACCCTCGAGCATTTCAGCGGTCGTTCGCTGGCGGCGAGATGTCGCCGCAGATGTCCGGCCGCCCCGACGACGCCCGGTTTATGAACGGGTGCGCGCTGTCGCAGAACCTCATCTGCCGGCCGCAGGGGTCTGCTCTGCGCCGGCCGGGCACGCACATCGTGCTGGCGACCAAGGACGCTACCTACGAGTCGCACATCTACCCGTTCTCGTTCTCGCCGACGCAGTCGGTCGTGGTGCAGGGGAGCCGAGCCATCGTGGACTCGCGCGAGATCGGCCACTTCCGGTTCCACGTTGACGGCGGGACGCTGCTCTATGAGCAGCCCGAAGACTGGCTGGTCGCGCGATCGGCGACACCGACAACCGGACTGTGGACCTCGGGTGTCGCGCACGGGTTCAACGCTGGCGACCCGGTCGTGATGACGATGAACCCCGACGGCGGATCGCCGACGGTGGTCGTCAACAACATCGCTGCGGGAAGCGACCAGACGATCACGATCACCGGCACGCACGGTCTCGGGGCGTGGGGGCAGCAGGTCATGTTCGAGGAGGCGCTCGGCCCCGGCGTGCTGCCGTCGAACATCGAGCCCTACCGGCTCTACTGGGTCACCAACAATACCTCGAGCACGATCACGATCAGTGAGACCTTCCAGGGCCCCAACGTCCAGGGCGTCGGTGTGGCGAGCACAGGCACCTGCTACATGGCGGCGTTCGTCTACGTCAACCTCGGCGCGATGCGGATCAACCGCGTCTACTACGTCTCGACGACCAGCCTGACCTCGACGACCTACCGACTCGCGGAGACCAAGGGCGATGCGCTCGCTGGTGGCTACCTTGCCCACACCGGTAGCAACGGGTGTGGCGATCGCCGAGGGCACTACGCCTACCGTCGAGGCGACGTGAGGGAGGGCACGCCTGCCGGCGCGACGGGCAACTTCTACTGCATCCGCGAACCGTGGTGCCTCGCGCCGATCCCCGACGACTGGGTCTTCAGCTACTTCCTCGACCACCTCGACCACAGCCCGGCCGATGCCAAGTTCTGGGTCCGGCTCCCCGGCGACTTCACGGCCGGCGTGACGGTCAACCCGACAACCGA